GTTGTTATGTATCCATCTGCCAAACTGATTTGGTATGCCTGATCATGTTCTTCCACAGGAGTACCGAAGTAATTACGCCATTCCTCTGGCAGATAGGCTTTTGGCTTTTTTGATCCCACAAATAATTTCCAAAATGCTGACAGTTAATGGTTTTCTGGGTCATGGCCTTATCTGTATCCGGACGCCAGCGAATGCTATGAACATCATTTTCTCTGCAGGGCCGAATCGCTATCTTACGCTCGGATGGATGCAACAGTAGCTGGATGTATGGCACATCATAGAATTTACGCATACACTGCACATTAAAGGAGATTTTATTATTGGTGACCGTAATGCTGGGACACTCTGTTCTGGCTGTCATAAACTGTCCACGAACCACCTGGTAGCCTTCTAGGTCAAAAGCGGAGAAAAGGCTTCGTCTTACCCGTCGAATGTCTCCCCGGCTCTCAACGCTGTTAGATGCCTCATAATAGCTCGCTGGATCGTCATTGATCCAATGGTGATTGATGGGAACATAGCCTCTGAAAATACCGTCACCGATAACCTGCATAGTCGGTAATCTGCCACGCACATGGTGTTTCCGGTTCTCCAAAAGGATCTGTGCCGCTTCAAAGGTTTCTACCGAGATGATTGCCTCGTGGCGACCTGTATACAAATACTGGTCACGATCCTGCCTGTTTTTTTTATGCTTATGCTCATACAGATCAGCGGTAAAAGTTTTCCATGTAAGTACACTACCGCAGTATCTTTCATTCCGGAGAATGTAGTTGATGGAGCCTTCACTCCATTCTGTACTGCCCGTCTTGGTCGGACATTCAATGTCCGTCAATAGCGTTGCGATCTCCTTCGTAGATTTTCCCGCCAAAAACGCATGGAATATAAACCGTACAATTTCTGCTTCCGACTCCACAATCTCCAAACTGGCATATTTTATATAGCGGCCTGTCACATCCTTCGGTCGCTCATAACCCAGTAACGCCGGAGTCAGCAGCTTGCCGTCCTTAAATCGCTGCCGGAGAGACCAGTTCATGCTCTCGCTCTTTTTTACGGATTCCTCCTGGGCAAATGTTGCCAGGAAGGAAAGCATCAGTTCAGAGTCTTCCGAGAGCGTATTCAGATTGTCTGTTTCAAAGAACACACCCACAGGAGGATTCTGACGTTTCAGCTTTCGTACAAGGGAAACGCAGTCCACCAGATTTCTTGCAAAACGGGAAACACTTTTCGTGACGATCAGATCATATTCGCCCCGCTCACAGGCTGCGATCATGGCGTTAAAATCATCTCTTTTTTTCAGAGAAGTGCCGGAAATACCTTCATCTGCATAGATTCGCCGCAGATCCCAGTTGGGGTGGCTTCCCATCAGCTGCTCGTAGTGAGCCTGCTGTAATTCAAAAGAAGATAACTGCTCATCATTATCGGTAGAAACACGGCAGTAGGCACATACCCGAAATAGTCTGTCCTTACCAAAAATATCATCCTTCGGCTTTGCCGGGATGAACACCTTCTCGCCGATGGAGGTCTGGCGATAAATCTGCCGCTGCGCCTCTCTATCAGCACTTCTCATTTATACTTCAGCTCCTTCTTCTGTAATACTTCCAACTCTTCCAGGCAAATGCCAGAACCAGGCATTCCCCTTTTTGATGGACTCGATACCAACATCACTCTTAACACGCATGGCTGTCCGTTTCGGTATTCCTGCCTCAGATAGTAATTCCAGCATCTCACTGCTGGGATAGTCTTTCTCCTGCAATACGGAACATAATAGACTGGCAATCATGTCCCTTCTGTTTTCCGGATGCACATCGCTATAATCGTCATCACACACATCATAACTGCCATGCCATTGGATACCGCCATCCGCATCAAAGGAAAAGGCAATGGCACTCCCCTCCGGAGCCAGGCTGCTTTTTATAGGTTGCATATAGCGAAGGCTCGGATCGATCTTGTCCCTACCAATCAGTAAAACACTTCGGGCAATGGCAGCTATATCAATGGTACCGAGGCCACGGTATAGCTGCTTGCCTCCTCCCATTTTATTCAAATGCCCAACAAGGACGATTGCACAGCGGCGGCGCTCTGCAATATCCGAAAGCCGACCCAAAATAAGCCGCATTCTGCTGGCACTCTGCATATCGCCATCCTGTGTAAGGAAAGACTGTATGGGATCTAATATGAGAAGCCGGGCATTTGTCTGCTCCAGCACTTTCTCAATTCTGTCATCCTCAAAGGTCAGCGCAGACTGATCTTCCACAATATAAGCAACTTTACTACAATCTGCATTTGCTGCAATCAGCCTGGGTTTGATTGTATCCGCCACATTATCTTCGGAACATTGGTACACAACGGTGATTGGATCTGGCAAAGATGATCCATCCGGCAAGGCTGCTCCTCTGGAAACCATAGCGGCGACATTCAGCATAAAGGTTGATTTGCCCTCTCCTGGATCGCCCTGAACAATCGTTATCTTCCCAAACGGGATATACGGATACCACAGCCACTCTATAGCCTTTTGTTGGACGGCAGAATAGAATTCATATTTAAGTTCATGGCTCACGATCGGTTTCTCCTCCCGGTGTCCTTGCTATCAAATTTTGACCGGGTGGGTCGAAAAGATTCACCCATTCTTCATTCAGAAAAAATGCTATTCGTTTTGCAGCTTCTACTGTCAGCTTCCGCTCCCCGGTTTCATATCTGCTGATCGTAGCAGCTGACACACCCATGGCCTTCCCCAAATCACGCTGGGATATTCCCCTTTGCTCCCTTGCCAAACGCAATCTGTTCATATTCATACCCCCTTGTTGCCAATATGGTACTAGTATAGTGCCAATTCGACAACAAGTCAATAACGAATGTGCCAAAATGGCAATATACTTTTTGCCGCATCGGTAATACAATAAGATCATAGGAGGGTACAGCCATGAGATTGAAAGAATTACGACTGCAAAAAGGATTTACTCAGCGTCAGATCGCTGATTATATTGGATGCCTTCCCTCTGTGTATTCTCGCTATGAAAATGGAGACCGAGAACCTTCTATAGAGGTCCTTATTCTGCTATCCAGATTTCTCGGTGTGACCATTGACTATCTTGTGGGAAACGAAGTGGCTGATAGCAGTAATGAACTGACCTCTTATGAGATCTCCCTGATCAATGCCGCACGGGAAGCAGATGACCGAGCAAGAGAAGATGCGCTGAATATGCTCCTGTCCCATAAGGTTTCCCGTAAAAAAGAGAATCCTGCCTAACTGCCAAGAGAACCATCATTCCATTCCGTTCCCCAAAACCAAAATAGTGTTAAGTGTGCCATACAGGTTATGTCAAGAGTGCCTTGGCATTGTTGGCACCCTTGGCATCCTTGCTACCAAAGTCGTCCACCTTATGTGGGCGATTTTTATATTTCTGCGATTCTTCCGTCTTTAAACTGAAACACCATACGGCCATCATGATACACCGTGACCTTTTCTATCACATCCAGCCAAACCCGTGGATCAAATACCTGCAGTTCTCCGTCCTGGCTGACGAGTGTTTTCATATAAATATCTATTTCCTGCGCCCTGGATTGCCGATCCAGCCGTTTTCTTTCCAAATCCGTTATCTGCTCCGCCAGGGATTCATATCGATCCACCAGTGCGGTATACTTTTCGAGGTAGTCAGACTGTTGCATCGCTACCGACGCATTTTCAGCAACAATCTTCCGCGTCATCTCAATGACCACCTCCTGCTCGCTTTGCAGACTGGCCAATTCCACATCAATGGCACTAGTGTCCGTCAGCAGTTCCTTCATAGCGGTGCAGTCCTCCAAAAGCCGCTCCCGTTGTGTGATCATCTGGTTATAGGCCATCAAGAACTTCTCATGGACCTCATTTTCATCCACATGGGGTGTATTGCACTTTCCATTTCGGTATTTGTTATTGCAGCGCCATACAACTCGGCGGTACTTATCGTTGGAGTTCCATACCTTCACACCAAAATACTCTCCGCAGTCACCACATACGATTCTGCCGGACAGTACGCTTTTGCCGCTGTATTTGTTGCCCATGGTCTGCCTGCGTCGCATCTCTGCCTGCACCCTCTCAAACAATTCTGGTGCAATGATGGCCGGATGGCTGTCCCGGACATAATACTGAGGAACCTCGCCCTCATTGACTTTGCTTTTTTTCTGGAGGAAATCAACAGTAAATGCTTTCTGCAGGAGTGCATCGCCCTTGTATTTTTCATTTGTGAGAATGCTGCGTACTGTGGATACCTGCCACACTTCCTTTCCTCCAGGGCTCGGAATGCCCTCTGCCGTGAGCCGCTTCGCAATGCTCCAGGGCGACATCCCCAACATAAACAAATCATAGATGTAGCGAACCTGTTCTGCCTGCTCAGGAACGATCTGAGGTAATCCATCCGGTCCCTTTTCATATCCAAGGAAGCGGCTATAAGGAAGGCACACCTTTCCGTCTGCAAACTGCTTTCTTCTGCCCCAGGTAACATTCTCCGAAATGGATCGGCTCTCCTCTTGGGCAAGGCTGGACATGATGGTGATCAGCAGCTCACCTTTGGAATCCAGGGTGTAGATATTTTCTTTCTCGAAATATACCTCCACACCCTTTTCCTTCAGTTTCCGCACGGTGGTAAGGCTGTCAACGGTGTTTCGTGCGAAACGGCTCACGCTCTTGGTCACAATAAGATCAATCTGTCCCGCCAGAGCATCCTCGATCATTTGATTAAAGCCGTCCCGATTTTTTGTCATAACACCAGAAATGCCTTCATCCGTGTACACATTCACAAATGCCCACTGTGGGTTGCGGCGAATGTACTTGGTGTAGTAATCCACCTGGGCTTCATAACTGGTAAACTGCTCGTCCTTATCCGTGGACACACGGGCATAACCTGCCACTCTGCGCAGCCGCTTGGTGCCGGTAGGGATCTTCGTGTGCCTGTCCAGAGTGGCCGGAATAACCGTTATGTTCTTATGCATATGCGTCACTCCTTTCCTCTGCTCTGCGTCGTGCAGCATCTCGCATTTCCCATGTCCAACTTTCTGACCGGGATCTGTCCTGCCAATGGATCATCCGTTCCCTACCGTCTTTGAAGATAAACCGCAGTCTGTTAGCCTTTTCCACCATGACTACGGAAATCTGATCCAAGAAGATTTCAGAGTTAAACTGCTCCAACCCTAACGCGTCAGCTGCTGCATTCATAAGCGTTTCCTCTGGGATACGTTTTGCATCGCAGGCAACCTTCCCCATGGTGTTGTAGGTGGGGCAATTCCACTTAATGCCGGTGGAGGTCGGCTTCCTTCTGTAATGCATTCCACAGCCGGAGCATACCAGCATTCCACTGAAAATATAGGAATTGGGTGGCGTGTATCGGTGGGCGTGTTTCTCTGCCCTTCGCTTGATTTCATTCTGCACTGCCTCAAACTCTTCCACGCTTACAATGGCCTCATGGCAGTCGGTAATGTGATACATGGGAAGTTCACCATTGTTCTGGCACTTTCTTTTGTGTAAATGATCGTCCCGGAAGGTGGTCTGGAGCAGAAGATTGCCGGTATAGGTGTAATTGCGTAAAACGCGCATAACCCCATTCTTGTATCTCCCGGATCTTGTATGCAGGTTTTAGTGGTTTCCGGGCAAATGTAGAAAACTTCCACCATCCATTCTCTTTGGACTTCACTCGCATGGACTTTTTTGATTGTGTAAAAGACCACATTATCGGGCATTTCCCAATCAATTATGAGTCTTCCAGAATCACTGATGCATTTTACAAAGCACTTCCGGAACACTTGCAGGATACCTATCACGACGTAACAGGCTACTATATCCACATGGAATGTGCCGGTCCCAAACTGGCCCACTGTGCCGGTTACCTCCTCGGTAATCAGCTTCTGCCCTGGGTTGAGCCTGGTTATCGTAAGGATTGGCATCAGACCATGATCTACGAACATCAGCTTGCAAAATACTTTGGAATTAAATCCTTATAAGTAAAAAATGCCCACCAGATACTACATTCCCAGTAGTACCCGGTGGGCATTATACTTACTTTATTTTTCGTCAGAGCCGATTCTAAATAATCCTTCAGGCGACGATGGAGTTTGATATTCTTCCGGAGTTTCATAATACAGCCTACCAATTATTGCTAACAAATAGTAGCAGGTAGAAATGGTGCTGCTCAAGTATGCAACAAGCAATCCAGCACTGAAAGAAAACCATGATATTGTCATGCTGTTTTTTTCTGCTTCAACTGTTGCACCCAGAATAGTAAAAAAGACAATAACAATTAGGGCCAATATGAGAGTTTCGGTATATCTCCACCGCAATTCCTGCAGACCGCCCTTGTTTCTGATATCTTTCATAATTGCACTGGAAGTCGCACCAACAAGAATCGTGACGGCGGCTAAAATGAAGCCCGAAATTGTGGTAGCAGACGTAATAATTGAGTTAAGGAGAAACTCAAATCGTGTAAAAGACACAGCGGCAATTCCCAGATGTCTGATGATCCAGCACGTCAAAAGCCCAAGACCTAAAGGAATTGATACCGCAACAATCGGATACTTTTTCATAGTTCCCCCTTTCCTGAGATCAGATTAACCCCTGTTTTTCTTTATACTCGCCAAGGCATATTCTATACAATCTGTCATGCGTGATGGGATTATTTCTGGAGTACTCCACAGGCACCAGGAAATGGTCGCGGTCATCCAGAAGATTGATGGTTTCAAAAGCAACATCCTCATCTGCAGCAGTTGTTACCTTAAGGGTATTGGTTCCAGTAAAACCATATGCCTCACGAATCAGTTTTGTTGTTTCGAGTGGATTCAATCGGCCATGCTTCTGCTTTCCGAAGCCCAGTTCGATTTTCACGATTTTGCCCTGGTAGTTACCAAACTGATTCAGTATCTTTGCAAGAGGCTTGTCCTGGTCAGCGTCGGTGAGATGATCACGATCTGCCACAAGAATAAACTTTCTGTACAGATTGGATTCTGCAATTCTGGTAATGCGTGATCCACTGATAATCGGTGCCATGACTACATGATTTCCCTCCGGCAAAAGTAGTTGAATATACTGTTCAAGAGCCTTTATGGATGTGCCATAAATATTGCGCTGCATATAAAGGACACAGTGTTCTTTGTCATACAACAAAGTGGTAGATTCAGCGGGATACTGATTATCTTCCAATTTAATCAGTTCAAATGCGCCGTCATCATCAGCAATGCCGGGTAAAATTTTTTCTCGCAAATGCAAAAGCTGTATTTCCCATACCTGGAGATCTTCATCGTATCTACAGACATGGAACATATGTGTATCACCGGAAACTTTTTTCTTTGATTCAGAAAACGGGTGTTTTGACACTTCCGTTAAAAGCGGATGTAAATCAAATACTTTATCGTGAGTCACACCATCCCTATCTACATAAGAATAGCGTGGCTTAAAATGATCAAACTGAATCTTTTTCTTTGAATTTGCCACAATTTATCCCTCCAGTATGCTGATTATAACATACTGGAGGAAAATAAAAAAGGTTGTTTCCATAAAATTTACATTATTAGCCAGCGGGAATCTTTAGTTTCATGCCGACATAAATCGTGTCGGAGTTCAGTCCATTTAGAGTCTTGATCTCTCTGTAACGGCTACCGTCTCCCAGATATGCCTTGGCAATCTCAAACAGTGTATCACCCCTGACAACAGAGTGTACGCGGTTGGTCTCGTCCGGATCGGCGGTAGGGACCTTTTCAGCCACAGGGTAAATCGCAACACCGTCATCGGTGAAAACGCTGTAGCCGGGATTCTTATCCACACGCTTCTTTGCGTTGGAAAGGAAACGGTATGCACCGATCTGGCCCCGGTTGCCGTCTGCCCAGTTCCGGCGGACACGGTAGTAGCCCTCCGTCAGTCTTTCGGGATACTCCTTCTCAGGTACCGGCGCAGGGGTAGGCTTAATTTCGGGTGTGGTTTCCTGCACCGGGATCGTACCCAAAGCGGCTGTCACCCTGGATGCCAGATCGCCCAGACGGGAGAACAGCCAGTCACCGGGACAGCTTTTGTTGGCGAACCATCTGTGGACGGTGATCAGCATCTCATCGGTAGCGGGTTCATAAGCCAGGGCGGTTGCTTTGTCGGCATACCATAGCAGCTTTGTCTTACCGTTTCTCCGGCAGATGTCCGTGCAGAGTTCTACCAGTGCAGCGTACACTGCATCATACATGGCATAAGGATGCTTGGTATCAGATGCGCACTCGATAGTGATCGCTCTCTGGTCATTCTCCCGGTTGGAAGTACACCAGCTACGGTTGGACTCCGGGCAGTACATACCCACACGGCCATCCTTGTCTATGCCGTAGTTGGAAGATGCCTGCCGGGCCGGATCTGCGAACAAAGCACCCAGGCTCTCCGCACTGCACTGGCCTACAACACAGTGCGGAGTGATCCGGTCAATGGCATGATTCCGCTGACCGGATTGATTGGGGCTGAGTTTGGTGAAGACGACCAGAGGGCTGTTGGTGTAGGCCATATTTACTCACCGTCGCTTTCGTTCAGCTGTGCCAGAACTTCCTTCAGCTTTTCAGGGATGGGCAGTCCCAGATGGGTGGCGTTCTCCAACATGGATACACCTTCATTGGACAGGTAGAAGAAGATCACTGCTGTCCGCAGTACATGACCTTCACCTAAGATATTCACATCCAAAATGTTCCCAATGCCGACCATGCAGAAGATCAGTACCTTTCGGCAGATGCCCCGGAAACCGACTGCGCTGGAGAGCGTGTGGTCGTTGATGGCGCACATGATGCCGGTGATATAGTCAATGACCACAAAGACCACCAGAGCGTACAGAAAACCGTCAAAGCCGCCCAGGAACCAGCCCAGGAAGCCGCCTAGGGCAGTAAAAGCCATCTGGATCGCATTCCAAATATTCTTCATAGTGTTTTCCTCCTTGTGTGGTTAACTGCAAAGGTCCCAGTCAGTTCCGTTGCCCACATAAGGGGCATACAGATCCCAACTGGAACCGTTACCGATATAAATCTGATAGGCTTCGTTGCCTATATAGATCAGTCCTTTGGCACCCCAGATCGCATACAGCGTCACATTACCAGAAGGCTTGTAACTGCCTGTACTGCCAGAGGTTGCCGAGGCGCTTGTTGCCCAGCCCATAAAGTCGTAGCCATCCCGTGTGGGGGTCGGCAGTGTCACCGAAGCTGTAGTAGTGCTACTGGAATAAATGGCATACAGCGACAAGGCGGCGTTGGTGGTGTAGGACGCACCGGAAGCATAACTGGTACCTGTGCCACTGGAGCTGGTGTTCCATGTGCTGAAGGTATACGCGGTCGTTCGCTTTGCTGTCAGCGATGTGGAAGAACAGGTGCCGCCATTGGCATTTAGGGTAACTGTGTAGTTGCCCGGAGAGGTCGATGCTTTGGTGGGCTTGGTAGAACTCAGCGTCAACGCCGTACCATGTGTTTTGTACTGGGTACTGGGAGCGCCGGTACCGCCATTGGCATTGTAGGTGACCGCATAGGTTTTGACAGAGTAAGTCGCCACTGCGGATGGGCTGAGATTTCCCGCAGTGGTGTAGTACATATCACTGTTGCTCTTGGTATATAAGAACAGATAATAATAGGTACCCTGACTGAAAGTGCCACTGAAGTCAAATGTAATGGTGCCATAGGACGTAGAAGCGTAAGTCGTGCTTGCCTCGCTACCGACGGCATTATTCCGGAATGTGCTTGCTGTATCACTGCTGCCACTATCGGTATAAGTAGTTCTCAAACTACCATACAGCGTACCGGCATTTGTGTTGGCCTTGTAAACCTTAAATGTCACACTCAACTTGCTGATACTGCCAATGCTGCTAGAACTGGGTGTCTTGATTCTGAGACAGATGGTGTACTTGTTATTGCCGCTGGGGTTCGATGCAATATACAGCGAAGCACCGGTACCGGAACCGATACTGGAAAATCCGCTGCTCGGATACCAAACTGCTCCCTGTCGGTTTCTCCATCCGTCTACGGTTGCTGCCAATGTTGCCATAGATTACACCTTCTTGAAAAAGAGTCTGCCTGCGGTGGCGGTACTGGGAAGGCTCGTTCCATACTGATTGGAACTGAGGATCGTAGCACCGGCAGCCAGAAGGTTCTTCAGACCGGTTGCACCATCCGTAGCACCGGTACCGCCCTTGGCAATGGTCACAGCAGAGCCCAGCTTCGCCATGGTAACGGAACCGTCTGCCATCTTTGCAGTGGTGACCGCAGCGTCAGCAATCTTAGCAGTTTCAACGGCAGAAGCGCCCAGCTTTGCAGCTGTAACAGAAGTCGCACCCAGCTTGTCTGTGGTGACAGCACCAGAAGCCATAGCCACAGTTCCGACTGCGCCGTCAGCAATCTTTGCCGCCGTAACGGCATCGTCAGCGATCTTATCCGTGGATACCGCTCCGGTAGCAATCTTGCCGTTGGTGACTGCGTTACTGGCGATCTTTCCAGTAACTACACACCCAGAGCCGAGCATCTCACTCGTAATAATGGGGATACGGACAGCCGCAGATCCGGCAGAGGAATAAATGGACGCGATGCCGGAAGTACCCAGGGCCAGAACGCACAATTCAAACTGGTAGGTCGTACCGGTGCTGTTGATGTCCTCCTGGTTGAGTGCAGAAAATCCAGTAGCCGTATTGGCATACTGGATCTGGAAATCAGCCTGTTCAAATGTTTCTGCCGTGGCGGCTTTGGTCAGGTCAATGGTGATCAGGACACGGGCAAAGCCGGTGGTGGCACCGCTGACAATGACCGTGGTGTTAGCTGTCAGCTTCATTTCCCGTCCACAGATCAGCAGATAGCCGGGAGTGATGACCAGAGAGGTACCGCTGAAGGACAGTTCGCAGCCGGACATGATGCCGTCCACGATGACGCAGTGGAACAGATGACCATGATCCTTTGCGGTGACAGTCTGGTTATCGAAATTGACGCCGTGAATACTGGAACTCATATATTCGCTCCTTTCAGCCGCTCCGTCAGCGTGGTCGCCAACTCGCCGCTTTTGTAGTAATAACGATGATCGGCAGAGGAAATGCCGATGTAGGAAACATAGGAGGACATAAGACCTCCATCCAGGCGAAGCACCACCGTATCGTAGAGTTCATAGGGCTTTGTACTCCGCCATTCAATTTTGTGGGAATTGGAGTTCTGGGAGAAGATGTCCTGCACCTTTTCTTCCAGATCCTCCGTCTCCTCCAGAGCCAGAACCTCCCACTTGCCCTCTGCCCGGAACACCGGCTCCTCCCGGGTCACATCACCATCTGCGGACAGATAGAAGGTGTGTCCTTCCCCAAACTGGTAGGCTGTGACCTTTGCGATGGAGGATCGGTTGTAGGAACGGGAGATCAGCTGAGAAGTTCCATCCTCAAACAGGACATTATGAGAAGGTCGCTGCCTGGGCTGGATCAGAATGTTCAGCTTGTTCTGAGATACAGAAAACAGCACCTGTACATCCCGGAGCCGGTTGACCTTCCGCATATATGTTCTGAGGTTGAACAGGCCATCTGTCACAGTGGGACCCAGCCATGGTGTATTGTCCAGGTTCGTGATCTCCAGGTAAGGCATCTGGTAAGAAAGGTCGCTGACATTCCGGTAATGATCCGCAAGCTGTTGTGCCAGGAAAGAACCGATGGAATCTCCATCCTCCACAAACGGGAGCAGTCTGTCAAAGGCGGCGGCAATGTCCGTCACGGTGACCGTGGTCTGCATCTCATTTGGGGTGACCTGCTCCACAAGCCAGATGTGACCATCCATGATGAGGAAGTCGCCCTCACTGCCGCGAGTGACGGTAGTATCGTAGAGGACGATGGTTCCCACATCATCGGAGATAGATGCCAGCGGCACATCGTAGCTGACCACTTCCGCAGAAGCAACCGTTCTGAAATCCTTCCTTCGTTTGATAAATGCGACCATGGCTACACGCTCCTGTAGTAGTAATACACACGGACATTGGCACGGCCCAGGATGTCGCTGTCGGCAGACATGAGAAGCACGCAATCCTCATTCACCGGAATACGGGGAAACGGCTCATAGGCCAGATCCACATTGTTCAGCGCATCGGTGGTTTTACCGTCTGCGTCCGTGATCTCCACCCGGCATTTGCCATAGAAGGTGGAGACCGTAAAGGTGTCATTATCACCCAGGGTGGCGTTCAGCGCGCAAATGCCGTAGGTGGTGTTGGTGGAGCTGCCCACCAGGGAGATCTTGGGGTTGATGACTGCGCCCTTATAGGTCAGTTCAAAGGAAGCCGGGATATGACCTCCGGCGGGAATATCAGCAGCCATGCTGCCTGCGCTGGAGGAAGAATAGATCAGATCCGAAGTGTAGCTGAAGGGGTACTTCAGAACATAGCCGGACTCCGTGGACATGGACATATTGGTAGGAGCCGCCCGGTACCAGGGAGACAGGCAGGCAAAGGAAGCCGGGACAGTGAGCCACCGGGTGTCCGTCAGTTCCGTTTTGGTCAGGTAGCTGATATAGACATCCCGGTAGAACTCCGTGGTGCCATAGGGTTTGTAGATCAGATGCAGAGACGCCGAGCCGCTGCACCAGTCCACAAAGGAGCGGTAGTCAGCATAGGCGTTGTCGCCGATAAACACCAGGTCTCCCGTGATGGTGCTTTGCGGCTCGGAGTTTTTGGAGATCTCCCGGAAGAAGCCGTTATGGATATCCGCAAAATCAGAAGGCATGGTCATACCCAGGCCAGCCGGATTGGACAGGAAGATGCCCTGTTCACCGTTGAGGGGCAATCTGCTGCCGATCTCATTTTCAATGTAGAACTTTCTCAAATTGCCGCCCCCAATCGTGCGTTGAATTTCAGGAACAGGTAGTCAATGGTGGCCTGATCCAGAGTCTGAGGATAGATGTTGATGGTGGTCTGACCGGAAGATGCGGATACACCGGACACGTCATTGCTGAGTGTACCCTTCACCGTGATCTCCGGTGCCAGAGAGGTATTCATGTCCGCAGCCAGGTCATTGACCGCATCACTGATGCCATGGCTCATGTCCAGAGTTGCTTTGACTGCTTCATCGCCATCTCGGGAGATCGCGCCAGCCAAACCCTGAACCATCATCTGGCCCGCCCAATCGAAGAGGTCGGAAGGGCTGTGGATACCGAAGAAGTTGCAGATGCCATCCCAGATAGAACGAATCCAGGCGGACACCTTATTCCATAACCATCCAGCAAGGGACTGGATGCCCTGCCACAGGCCACGGACGATGTTCGCGCCCACATTGGAGATCTGCCCCATGGAAGAAGTGAATGCCTGGACGATACCCGCAATGATCTGAGGTACAGCCTGGACGATCTCAACGATCATGGAAGGCAGATTCTTAATGAGGGCTACAAAAACCTGGAAGCCGGTGGAGGCAATGAGTCCGATATTATTGATCAGTGCATTTGTAATGCCGCCAATGATCTGGGGGATCGCAGTGAGGATCGTGGTAATGATCTGGGGCAAAGCCTGGATCAGCGAAATGAGAAGCTGGATACCTGCCTCCACGATCTGAGGAATGGATGCCAGTGTGGCTGTCACCAGATTGTCGATGATCTGCGGAACGGCAGTCAGAATGGTGGTGATGATACTGGGCAGTGCTGTGATCAGAGAAGTGATCAGCTGGAAGCCGGTCTGGATGATCTGGGGAATGGAGCCGAGGAAGAAGTCAATGACCGAGTTGACGATTGTGGGCAGTGCGGCAATCAGCACGGGAAGCGCATCCAGCGTACCGGTGGTCAGGCCGGTCATCAGCTGAAGGGCAGCGTCCAAAACCAGGGGCATACTGTCGAGCAGGCCCGTGACAATGGTCACCACCGCCTCAACCGCCGCAGGGATCAGTTCCGGAAGAGCCGAGCCAAAACCACCAACCAGGGTGGTGACCAGAAGTACTGCCGCTTCCACGATAAGAGGTAGGTTATCGATCAGCGCCTGCGTTATGGTCAGGATCGCCTGGACTGCCGCCGGGGTAAGTTCCGGTAGCAGACTGAGCAGTGTGGTCAGCACCGAAGAGAACAGGTCAGTTACCGTCTGGAGCAGCATGGGAAGAATATCTCCCAATGCCATGATTATGGTTGCTACCACAATGGGAAGTACATCCACGATGTTCTGAAGCACAGGAACCACATTGTCTTTGACCGCCCCAAAAGCATCCACCATGTTCTGGGTCAGATTCTGCATATCAGCATCGGCGTTGCCAAGACCGGCCACGAAGGAATCAATGGATGCCTTCATAAGACCGATGGAGCCGGAAATGGTCTGGGTGGCTTCTCTTTCAAAGTTACCTGCGTACTGCTGGGTCTTTTCCAGGAAGTAAGCCATGGAGACTTCGGCCTTTTCCGCATTAGACATGGATGCCCAGGCTTTGTCGTAGCCGTTAGCCATGGCATAGGCTTCCAATGTGGTATTGTTCATGGCAACACCCAAATTGTCCATCATCGAGTAGTTGCCTTTGGCGGCACCGGTCACCGCTTCCAGAGCGGCTTCCGTTTCAATACCCATGACGGATGCCATATCAGCTGCTCTCTGCATGGCCTGGGTGGTCATCTCAAGGGACTGCTGCTGGGTTAAGCCGCTGCCCTGGAACAAAGCACCCATCTTATTGGCAGTGGCCAGATACTCACTCTGGGAAGTACCCATGGTGCGGTAGGCTTCCTCGGAGATGGACATCAGTTCATTGGCGTAATCGCCGTAAACAGCGACAGCACCGCCCATGTTCTGCTCCAGTTCACCGAACTGCTCAATGACTCCGGTTGCCAGCTTGATCGTAGCGGCACCGGCGGCAACAGCCACAGTACCCATGGCAGCGCCGACACTTTTCAAAACAGAACCGAGGCCACTGAACTTCTTCTCAGAATCTTCAGCAGCCTCGGCGGCGTCTTCCAGTTCCTCGCCCATGTCATCCGCTTCCCTAGAACAATCGTCCAGTTCACGCTCCATGTCATTCAGGGCGGCTTTGGCATTATTCAGTTGGATCTGCCAGTTCTGCGTCCGGCGGTCGTTCTCACCAAAGGACTCAGAAGCATTTTGCAGAGCCTTCTGGAGCATTTCAATTTTCTGCTTCTGAGCATCGATCTGAGAAGTGAGGGTTTTCGTCCTTGCTGCCAGAGCCTCCGCAGAATTATCATTTTTACTGAACTGGGATTGTACCAGCTTCATTTCGGAGCCGAGAACTTTGAAGGACTGGTTTATATCACTCAGTGCCTTCTTAAATTCTTTCTCACCTTCAAGGCCGATTTTCAGGCCAAAGGTATCAGCCACGGACTACGCACCTCCTTCCTCAGATGCCATCCGGGATGATCTCGTCAATGAAAACCTCCCGTTTGGGTTTGGTAATGCCGTTG